CTACTCAAATGCACATATTAAATGGCAATCCCTCAAAAATTAGATTAGAAGATAGAATAGGAAAAGAGGTTAAGGCAAAAGAATATGGACCAGGAGAATATCCAGAAGCACCTGAGTGGCTAGATGAAATCGCAAAAAAGGAATGGAATAGAGTTGCACCGATACTTGCAGACTGTAAATTGCTAACAGAATCGGATGTAAAAGCATTAGAAGCATATTGCAAATGTTGGAGTAGATATGTAGAGGCAGAAAGACAGATGGATGAAATAGGAAGTACAATATTCCAACCAAATCAAAAAAGTAAATACATACAACAGTTGCCACAAGTGGCTATTGCTCAAAAATACTTGAAATTATGCAAGGACTTTATGACAGAGTTCGGACTAACACCGAGCAGTCGTGGAAGAATGCAATTGCCAGGCGAACAAGATGAAGATGAAATGGAATCTTTGTTTAGGAAGGCGATGCATTAATGTATGATGAACAAAGAGCAAAAAGAGCAGTAGACTTTGTAAAACTATTAAGGAATACACAAGGAGAATATGCAAAACACCCATTCAATCTAATGCCATTCCAAGAAAAAATGATAAAAGACATATTTGGAACAGTAAATGAAGAAGGCTTTCGAGAAATTCGTGAGGCCTTTATTTTTTTACCAAGAAAAAATGGTAAAACAGAGTTAATTGCAGCACTTGTGCTCTATTGTTTATTTATGGATGATGAGTATCGGGGCTGAAATATATAGTGCAGCAACATCAAGGGAACAAGCAACCAAAGTATATCAGGCTTGTTGTGCAATGATACGAATGAATCGAGCATTATCAAGCAGATGCAAAATCATAGAATCACAAAAGAGAATAGTAAGATATGACACAAACTCATTTTATAGAGCAATTTCTGCAGAAGCGGGAACGGCTCATGGATTTAACGCACATGTAGTAATTTATGATGAAATACATGAAGCACCAAATAGAGAACTATACGATGTATTAAAAACATCAATGGGAGCTCGTAGGCAACCACTTTTCATAAGCATAACAACTGCTGGAGCAGATACAAACGGAATATGCTACGAATTATACAATTACTCAAAAATGCAAATAGATAAGAAAAACAGAGGGGAAGAATATGACAAAACATTCTACCCAGTAATATACGAAGCACCTGCAGATGCAGACATATGGGATGAAAAAGTGTGGTTCGCTGCAAATCCAGCATTAGGGGTGTTTAGAAGTCTTGAAGAATTTAGACAGACAGCTATAAGAGCAAAGGAAATACCATCTCTAGAAGCAGGATTCCGAAGATTATACCTAAATCAATGGGTAAACTCGGATGTTGCGTGGATGAATATGAGTAAATGGCATCTGTGCAATGACTTTATTCCAGAATCAAAACTGTTAGGAAAAGAATGTTATTGCGGTCTCGATTTATCTGCAACAACAGACTTAACATCAGTAAACCTAGAATTTAGGTTAGAGGATGGAAGATACGCAATGCTTTCACATAGTTTCATACCAGAAAACAGAATACAAGAAAAAGAAAAAGTCGACAGAGTTCCGTACTCTGTATGGATAAAACAAGGATATATAACAGCTACACCAGGAGATGTAGTAGATTATGAATTCGTTAAAGCGTATATTAGAACGGCAGCAGTAAAATTCCAGATTAAAGAAATATGCTTTGACCCTTGGAATAGTACACAAATAGCAAATGACCTAGAAAATGAAGGGTTTTTAATGGTGTCAGTAAGGCAAGGGTATGCGACTCTTTCTGAACCAACAAAAGATATTTTAGCACTAGTATACCAACAAAAACTTATTCATAATCAAAATCCCGTGTTAACATGGGCAATTAGTAATTGTATCACTAGACAGGATCCAAATGGAAACATATGCCTAGATAAAGCAAAAAGTAAAAACAGAATAGACCCAGCAGCGGCCATGGTAAATAGCCATAGTAGAGCTAGACTGCTAGATACAACAATAGACTTGAATAAACTAATACTTGGAGATGAATTCTCGTTATAGGAGGGGAAAATGGGAATACGAAATATTATAAAGAATTTAATAAGCAACCAAGAAGCAGAAACAGAAAACGAATCAAATGTAACCACTCCTTCTAAATGGTTTGTAAATTGGATAAATGGTGGAGAATCAGAATCGGGAGAATTAGTAAATGAAGAAACAGCAATGAAAATGTCAGCGGCATATGCATGTATAAGATTATTGAGCCAAAGTGTAGCAAAATTACCAATACATGTATATAACGATAAAAATGGCAAGAAAGAAATAGATACTAAACATCCTGTAACTCATTTACTAGAAACCAGACCAAATCCATATATGACACCATTTGAATTTAAATTGACAATGGAAGCACATAGGCAATTATATGGAAATGCTTATGCAGAAATACAATTCGGCAGAGATGGATATCCAAAAGCACTTTGGATATTGAATCCAGAACTAACAGAAGTAGTAACAGATGATAAAAATCACGGAAAAGTTTGGTATACAACAGTTCTACCAGATGGACAATCCGTAAAATTAAAATATGAAAATGTTCTACACATAAAAAATATAGGTCTTACAGGACTAAAAGGAATGTCACCAATTGCAGTTGCTAGAGAAACTATCGGTAGCCAAATGGCATCACAAAAGTATGTTGCCAAATTCTATAAAAACGGAACAACAGCCAAGGGTGTGTTAACAGTACCAGGAGTAACATTAAAACCAGAAGCCAAGAAAATAGTTCGTGAAGAATGGGAAAAAATGAACACAGGAATGACCAATGCTAACAGAATAGCAATACTAGACTCTGGAATTACATACCAAGACTTAACGATGAGCCAAGCAGATGCCCAATTTATAGAAACACAAAAATTAAATACAACAGACATTGCAAGGATTTATAATGTACCACCTCATATGATAGCAGACCTAGAACACGCAACATTCAGTAATATAGAACATCAATCAATAAGCTATGTAAAAAACACATTGCAACCACTAATTGTAAGTTGGGAACAAGCATTAAAATATCAATTATTTACACCTACAGAACAAAAACATTATTATTGCAAATACAATGTAGAATCAGAATTAAGAGGAGATAGCAAATCAAGGGCAGAATTCTACGAAATAATGGAACGAATAGGTGCATACAACATTGATGAAATAAGAAACAAAGAAGATTTGCCAGAGTTAGAAAATGAACTAGGTAAGAAACATCTAATAAGTTTGAATTATACATTTTTGGATAAATTGGAAGAACATCAAATGGCAAAAGGACAGAACAATACAGAAAAGAACACAGAAAAAGAGGCAGAAACAGAAGAAAACGAAGAAACAGAGAACCCCGAAAACCCCGAAAATCACAGTAAAAAAAAGGAGGTGCAAAAGAATGAGTAAATTTTGGAAATGGAATGATTCGGCAGTTAAAATTCCAGAGTTAATACTGGAAGGAGAAATAGCATCAGAAACTTGGTGGGGGGATGAAGTAACTCCCAAATTATTCAAGGATGAACTGAACAAGTTTAAAGGACAAGATATAACAGTTTGGATAAATAGCCCAGGTGGAGATGTAATTGCAGGAAGCCAAATATATACTATGCTAAAAGAACATCAAGGTAGAGTAAGTGTTAAAATAGACGGTCTTGCTGCGAGTTCTGCATCTTTCATTGCTATGGCTGGAGATACAATAGAAATGTCCCCAACAGCAATGATGATGATACATTTACCAAGCACAATAGACTGGGGCGACAAGAAAGACTTCCAAAAAACTATTGCTAGACTCGAAGAAGTAGAAGCGGCCATAATTAATGCATACGAACTAAAAACTAAATTACCAAGGGATGAAATAGCAAAAATGATGGAAGATGAAATGTGGATGAATGCATACAGAGCCAAAGAACTGGGCTTTGTAGATAATGTATTATACACCGCAGATGAAGAAGGAAATCAGCAAGTCCCTTTTGATTTTAGCAAGAAAAAAGTGAATAATTGTATCCAAAATAGTGTTAAACAAATACAAGAAAAAATGAAAAAGATGCAAAATGATGTGGACCTGGAAAAGTTAAAAATTGAAATAGATTTATTGGAACTACAATAGGTCTATTTTTTTACATAAAAAGCAAAACAAAAACAAGGCAGATTCCTCCTGCTCTTTCACAAAATTATTTTTTTAGGAGGAATCAAAATGAATTTAAGAGAATTAAGACAAAAATTCGCTGCTATGGTAGCAGATGCAAGAAAATTAACAGAGGAAGGAAAATTAGAGGAAGCAAAAGCTAAAACTGAAGAAGCAAAAGCTCTAAATGACCAAATAAAGCAAGCAGAAGAAATTGAAAGAATGGAAGAAGAACTACAAGGAGATGCAGGAACACCAGTAGTAGAACCAACTACAGATAAAAAGACAGATGTTAACAAAGCATTCTTGAAAGCTATTACAGGAAAAAGATTAACTGCGGCAGAAAACGCATTAGTAGAAAGAGCAGATGAGAATGATCCAAACGGAAGCATTCTAGTTCCAACTGATGAAAATACAAGAATCAATGAGTATAAAAGACAATACAAATCTTTGAGAACTCATGTTAGAGAATACAGAACTACTGTTGTGACAGGTTCTTTCGTATACGAAAATAATAGCACAATGAGTTTATTAACTGACATCGATGAAATGGAAGAAATACCACAAGAAGATGGACCAAAATTCAAAACAAAAGGATATAGCATCAAAAACAAAGGTGCAATATTACCAGTATCAAACACATTACTTGCAGATGAGCAATCAGGATTAATGGCTTATGTTGGAAGATGGTTTGCTAAAAAAGCCGTAAAAACTGAAAATGCAGATATTCTTGCTGTAATGTTAGCAGATAAAGAAGCAAAAGCATTGGCAGACTGGAAAGCATTAAAAAGGTCATTAAATAAAGATATAGACCCAGCATTAATCCCAGGAAGCGTAATAGTAACAAACCAAGATGGGTTTGATGAATTAGATAATGCAACAGATGAAAACGGCAGACCAATACTACAACCAGACCCAAAAAATCCAACACAAAAACAATTCAAAGGTTTAACAATAGATGTATACTCAAACAATGATATACCAAGTAAAGATGG